GTATCTTGTCGTAACATTATCTTCGATTCTTGTGTTAGGGGCTTGTCTACGGCAAGGTTTATTGTCAAGCAAGAATATTGAAAATGGCTTAATGCTTATAGCCGCCATACATATTATGTACATGGCAGCCCAGAAACTTGGAGTAACAGTAAGCACAAACGAATATTTCCCAATAGTTGGTTCCAACGACAACCCAAACGTCACGGCATTATATCTTCTAATATAAATAGGAATTTTATAACAGCCTAAAACACAGCTATTTACGACTACTTAAAACTCGTTTGCTGAAAATTTGCAGTTTACTGCTGGCTATCCAGCACCCCGTCGCCGTTAGCGTCCAGTACGGAATTATCTAAGTTAAACTGCATACTGGCAGGCACACCGATATATAGAGACTGGCCAGTATTTAGCGCGTTGCTTTCCTCAGTATGGAGAACACCGGAGAGCGTAGCCGTAAAAGCATCGAGGCTACTATAACGCGCTTGCACGGTAAAATCTTTTATACTATATATGTACGCAGGGTAGCTGCCGGACGTAGTTACGTTAGTCCAGCTATGGAAAATACGGCCCTTTATGTAGGGTGCAAAGTAAGAGCAGCGGCCACCTTTAAGCTGCATACATACAACCATATCGCCGGAGCGTGCGATATACTGCCCGTCGTTAGGGGCTAAATCGCTTTCGTCTTTAGAGCAGGAAACGCAAACGAAAGCGGCCAGCATCACGAATAATAACTTTTTCATTTTGCCATTAACTGTAATAGGGTTTGTATTTGCTTATCCTTTTCGGCCAGCATATCGCGCACGAATGTTTCGGACAGTACCGCGGTTTGCTGGCCGATTACTGTAGCGTTTTCGCCGGTTACGCTATTAGCACCAGTTACCGGCGCGCTAACAGCCGGAGACGTGGCGCGGTACATTTCGCCAACACCGCGCAGCAGCCAGTCTGCCGATACGTCCGGGCAGGCATCCAGCACCCGCAGGACTGTATCGAGCGATATATTACTGCCGTGGCTTAACTGGCTATTTAGCCGTTTTTGGGTTGGTGTATCGCCACCAGCTACCGAATTTTGGGATAACCCCTTTTCTTTTAGCAGCAGGTTAATGCGGTTACGCACGTCTGCGGCTTTACTTACATAGTCTTTCATACGCTTTCAAACTAAATTATACGTCCAAATACCCGTATTTCTCTAAATAATCGTTAAATTTAGAGCTTTACGGGTACTTTTTTGCCTAAAAATTTTGGAAGTTACCGAAATACCTCTATCTTTGCACCAACGAACAAACGAACGAACCGAAAGGGCATAAGAAAGGCCGCCGACTTTTTAGCCGGCTATCGCATACTTTCCAATGGCAAAGATAGGCGGTTTTTCTTAATGTACCAACGAACGAACGAAGTTTTTAACAAAAGTTAGAGGAAATGACGCAGAAAGTTAGTGAAATGGCGGTAAAACCCGTCGAAAAGATTACCCGCGAACGTCTTAGGGCTATGCGAAATGGGGACACCATTACTACGCAATGCGCGGACGGCTACGATATGGATAGCCAAAAAAACACGGCCTACGCTATGCAGAAGATGGAAAACTGCCGCTTTGCCTGCAAAAGCGATGGGCTACAGTTATCGGTTACGCGCTATGGTGCCAGTTAAGCCAGTATGCGAACCGGATAGACGCTACAGCCAGCGCGAGGCGGCAGAGCTTTTAGGCGTGGAGCGTCACACGGTAAAACGCTGGGAGCAGGACGGCTGCATACGTTTCAACGTAAGAAAAGCCGGACGCGCAAAATTTACAACGGGGAGGCAGATAGTTAAATGCTGGGAAGCCACCTATTTATAAACAATTTAATCGTAAGAGTATGAAAAAGATTTTTTCAAATTATCGCTACTACGTGCTTTTCGTGCTGGGGCTTATTACGACTATCGGCTTTTTCGCTGTACCCGACGACGAGCTGCCAGCGTTAAGCTGGGTTTATGTGCTGGTTTCCTCTAAGGTTATCGCACTGGTGGCCGGCTTCGCAGCTGCCCGATTATTTACGCACTGGGAGCAGCAGGATAAGATTAAGGAACTTACAAAGTTTATCAACGAATTATAACACAGTTATGCAACCAATTCAAATTAACGTGCAGGTTAATATCGGTATGGATAGCGCGCTTTTGTCGATGCTTTCCGGACTGGTTACAACCGCGCAGACGGCCGCGCCAGCAGCGCAGCAGCCGCAGAGAAAACCAAAGGCTGAGGCTAAGCCAAAGCAAGTAAACCAACCAGCCGCACAGCAGCCAGCAGCCGAAGCAGCACCCGCCGCAGAGGAAACCGCGCCAGCATCCGGAGAGGCTAAGCCCGAACCAATGCCGGAGAAACCAAAGGAATACACCGAGGTAGATATACGCGCGGCGATGGATAGAACCCGTAAGCGCATCGAGGGCGAGGACTACAAGGAGAAGCCGGACAGCGAGGGTTACAAGACGTGGCACAAACGCTTAACGGCGTGGTTTAAGAATACAGCAGCCCTTTGCGGTGCCGAGAAGCCAAGCGCATTACCCGACAGCGAAAGCCGCGCTAAGTTTATCGCCGCGTGCGATGCTGTAGAGATTAAAGGTGATGAACTAACCGAAACCTGCCCTTTTTAGCCTATGAGCGCACACGCATTATTAAGCCCGTCTGCCGCACACCGCTGGATAAACTGCGCAGCAGCACCAAGACTGGAGGCTACAGTAGAGGACAGCGGCAGCAGCTATGCAGCCGAGGGTAGTTTAGCGCACGCATACTGCGCCAAGAAACTAAAAGAGTATTTAGGCCAGCCGACCGATGGGGAGCAGGCCGAAATAGCAGAGTTAGACGCGCAGTACCACAGCGGCGAAATGGACGAATATACGGACACCTATAAGGTTATCGTACTGGAGAAGTTAAACGCCGCGCTGGAGAGAACACCGGACGCGCAGCTACTGGTTGAAACAAGATTAGATTTTAGCGACTACGTACCGGAGGCTTTCGGAACTGCCGACGCTATTATTATCGCCGACGGCTGTATGGAGGTAATAGACTTTAAGTACGGCAAAGGTGTACGAGTAAGCGCGGAGAATAACCCGCAAATGATGATATACGCGTTAGGCGCGTTTGCCCGCTTTAGCTTCGAGTACCATATAGACCGCGTGCGTATGACGATAGTCCAGCCGCGTATCGACAACCTCAGCGAGTGGGAGATATCTATTAAGGAGCTTACCAACTGGACGGAAACCGTACTTATCCCCGCGGCCGAAAAAGCCTATAAGGGAGACGGCCCGCAGAACCCCGGCGGCTGGTGTCAATTCTGCAAAGTAAAGAGCAGCTGCCGCGCGCTGGCTAACCAATGTACTACGATGGCCAAAGATTACGCGGATAAGATACTTACCCCGGAAGAACTGGCTAACGACGTGCTGCCAAGACTGGCGACCGTTAAAACGTGGCTGGCAGGTGTCGAGGAGTACGCGCTACAGCAAGCGTTAAGCGGCGTAGAGATACCGGGTTGGAAAATCGTAGAGGGCCGCAGCGTCCGAAAGATTACCGACATAAGCGGCGCGGCCTCAGCTCTAAGTAACGCGGGATATGCTACAGCGGACATTTACAAGCCGCAGGAACTACGCACCATTACGGAGCTGGAAAAGTTGGCAGGTAAGAAACAGTTTGCCGCTATCTGCGGCGACTATATCGTTAAACCGCAGGGCAAACCAACGCTGGCACCAGCGAGCGACAAACGCCCCGCTATAAATCCAATAGCCGACGACTTTAGCGGCATCGAGTAACAACTATGCAACCTTTATTTGATTTCGTTATGCAGCATCCGTTTTACGCCCTATACTTAGCCCTGCTGCTGGGTATCGCGATACACGGATTTAGAACAAAAGAATAAAACGGCCCGGCGTATTCCGGGAGACGATACAAGATAAAAAGTATATGACAGACAAAGCAAAGAAAGTCGTAGATAGCGCAAACGCGCTTAGCGACGCGGTTAAGGAGGCAGGCGGCTGCCTTATGGTTATCGCCCAAGTACCTGCAAAGGACGGCGAGAAAGTAGCGGACGAGATTTTAGCAACCTTATACGGTAAGGTTTCCGACATTACCGAAGCCTCAGCGCGTATGCTGGTGCAGGAAAGCGCGGCACCGTTCCGAATGATTTTCAAGAACGCGCAGACGATTAAGGCAATTATGGAGCTAACCGGTAAGACGCAAGCCGACGAGGTAGAAATTACCGAGGGCGACGACGAGAACGACAACAACAAGTAAAACCATTAACACATAAAAGTTATGATTGAGCCAAAAGTAAAGGACACTAAGGTAGTTATCGGCCCGTGCCGATTGAGCTACACACACGTATTTAACAAGTACACACCGGACGGAGACGCAAGCACCGGAAAGTATATGACTAACGTACTTATCCCTAAATCGGAAAAGGCGACCGTAAACGCTATTAAGCAGGCTATCGAGGCCGCTAAGAAGCAGGCCACCGTATCTAAGTGGGGAGGCAAGGAGCCTAAAAAGCTGGATTTGCCGCTGCGCGATGGCGACACAGACAAGGAGGACGACGACGTTTATGCAGACTGCTACTTTATCAACGCTAAGAGTAATACGCGTCCGGGTGTATGTGACAAGCACAAGAACCCTATTACCGACGAGGACGAGATTTATAGCGGCGTTTGGGCCTACGTATCGGTAACTTTCTACGGCTACGACGTTAGCGGTAATCGTGGTGTAGCCTGCGGCCTTAACAACATTATGAAGTTTAAGGACGACGACAGACTGGGCGGCCGCGCGTCTGCTGAGAGTGACTTTGAGGACATCGACAACGAGGACGACGACGATTTGTAAGTATGAAGCAGTTAGTAATACCGCTTACAGAAGAACAGCAGGCGTTAATCAAACTTACCGCTACGTCCTTAGATGCAAAAGCCGCGACGCGAATTAACGCAGCTTTGGACGCTACCGATAGCGTGGAGATTGATATAAAAATGCTGGAGCCGGACGGAGACCCAAATATGATTATTATTTCTTTGGGCCTGCTGGCTATCGGAAAAATCGGACAAGAATTAAATCTATAACCATTTGCCCGGCGTGGGATTGCGCCCGCGCTGGGCTTTTAATTTCTACGATATGTATAAACTTATTCATAGCATAGCAGAGAGAAGCCACGCGACCGCGGTAAAGCGCGGGCAGGACGTTAGTACGTTTGGCTGTATCGCTGCTTTACGTACAGAGCAGCAGGAATACTGGCAGGCCGTCGATAAGGGCGCAGAAGTGGCCGATATTCGCGTTTTAAGTGCTGAGGCTAATAAACTACCGGACGCGGAATTTACCGCGCTGTATGAGGCTAAAATACACAATACCGCCAGCGACGAACTGGCCGACATACTGATAACAGCGGCAACGTGGTTACACACCGCCGAAACTGGAGGCGGCGAAGATTTCGACCCCGACCGAAGTATAGACGCTATGCTGCTTAGCGGCGCGGTGCAGTTTGTCTGCAACCGCATAACCGGGAACGCCGACGTAGAACGCGTGCAGCTGGTTACTAATCTGAAACTAAGATTTAACGAGCTGAGGGAGGGGTAAACGTGAAAGAGTTGGGTATAGACATAGAGACATATAGCAGCAACGACCTGCCGAGCTGCGGCGTATATCGCTACGTCGAGGCCCCGGACTTTACGATACTGCTATTTGCCTACAGCATCGACAACGCGCCAGCAGTCTGCTGCGATTTCGCGATGGGCGAAGAACTACCGGCCGAGATTATCGACGCGTTACGCGACCCCGCCGTGGTTAAAACCGCGTTTAACGCCGCGTTTGAGCGCATTTGCATTAGCCATTATTTCGGCTGGCCACTTATGGAGCCTGCGCAATGGAAATGCACGATGGTACGCGCGGCCCGTATGGGCTTACCGTTATCACTGGGGCAGTGTGGCGAAGTGCTGAGGCTGACAGAGGGCAAGATGAAAGAGGGCGCGGCCCTTATACGTTATTTCTCAGTCCCGAACCGAGGCAAACGACACCTGCCAGCAGACGCGCCGGATAAATGGGAGGTATTTAAGCAGTACTGTATTAGAGACGTAGATACAGAACAGCAGATATTAAAAAAAGTACGTAGGCTGGAGCCTGCCGACTTTGACGAACTGCTTTATAACTACGACCAGCGTATTAACGACCGCGGCGTATTGTTAGACCGACAGCTGGCCGAGAACGCGGCCCGCTTCGACGACGAATACAAAGCACACCTTTTTGCGGAAGCGCAGCGGCTTACTGGTATGGAAAACCCAAACAGCCCCACGCAGATTAAGGAATATATAGCCAAGGCCACCGGCCAAACTATCGGAAGCCTCAACAAAAAGGATTTAGGCGATTTGGAAGCGTCGCTAAAGTACTGGCCGAAAGCGCAGCGCGTTTTAGCGATACGCAAGGAAATGGGCAAAACCTCTAACAAGAAATATAGCGCGATGCTTAAATGCGTCTGTAACGATGGCCGAATACACGGGCTTTTACAATTCTGTGGGGCTAACCGGACGGGACGCTGGGCAGGCAGACTGGTGCAGGTGCAGAACCTACCGCAGAACCATTTAGCGGATTTAGACTACGCGCGCCAGTTGGTTAAGGCCGGAGACTTAGAGGACTTTGAACTTAACTACGAAAATCCTACGCACGTGCTTAGCGAGCTTATACGTACCGCGTTTATCGCGAAGCCCGGCCATACTTTCCACGTCTGCGACTTTTCCGCTATCGAGGCCCGCGTTATCGCGTGGCTGGCAGGCGAAAACTGGGTGCTGGACGTATTCCGCGCAGGTGGCGATATATATTGCTCTACCGCCGGTAAAATGTTCCACTGTACCGTCGAGAAGCACGGAGAAAACAGCGAGCTACGACCAAAGGGTAAAATCGCCGTGTTAGCACTGGGCTACGGTGGAGGCATTAACGCGCTGGAGAATATGGGCGGTAGCCGTATGGGACTGAGCGAAAGCGAGGAAAAGGAGATAGTTAAGAAGTGGCGCGACGCTAACCCGCATATCGTCAAATTTTGGAGTACGATAGAGACCGCAGCAGTTAAGGCCATTAAGACCGGCGACAGCATCACAATACACCGCGGTATAGTAGTTTCCTACAAATGGGGTATGCTGCTTATTACCCTACCGTCCGGCCGGACTATCTGCTACCCGCGTGCTACTATCGGCATCGAGACCGGCGACGGCTGGAGAGGCGACCACGAGATAATCGAATACGAGGGGCTGAACCAAACGACCAAAAAGTGGGAAAAGGTTAGAACCTACGGCGGTAAACTGACGGAGAACGTAGTACAAGCAACAGCCCGCGATATACTGGGTATGGTTATTATCCGGGCAGAACAAAGCGGGCTACCTATCGTTTTCCACGTTCACGACGAAATAATAGTAGAAGCGAACGAAACGCAGACACTTAACGACGTAGAGGCGATATTTAGCCAGCCGATAAGCTGGTGCCGAGACCTACCGCTAAAGGGCGCGGGCTACACTACCCCATATTACATTAAAGACTAACAAAGTAATTATGGACAAAAGATTTTTGAAGTTTAAGTACGCCGCTATCCGCAGATACGGCGAAAAGCGATGGACTGCCAGTAACGGCGTTATCGAGTTTAACCCAAACTACACCGTAGGCGTTAGTAGTTTTGAAAAGGGAGAGTTTGGGACAGAGAACGATATACCCTATATCGTCGAGTTATCCAACGGCACAAAGTTTTTGTGTTTCCTGCATAGCTACGGAAAGAGCGCAGAGGACGAAATACTGAGCGACCACGGAGAGGTAGCTAACAGCTACGCAGCAGATACCTGCTACGACAAGGTTAAAAAGAATATGAACAAATTAAACGGTTACGATTATGGAAACAAATAAACTTAGCGACGCTGCCCGCGCGCGTATGTACCTGCTGGCCAAAAATGGCTACGACGTAGATAAGGCAAAAAGATGCTGGAACTTTGTAAACGACAGCAAAGAGGCACCAGCCAGTAACAGACTGGGCGATGGTATCTACCTTATAGGTAGCGACGGCGCAGCGGTTTTGTTTGAGGGCAAGCTAACAAAGGCCCCACAGAATACCGAGTATATCGGCATCGTACAAGGAGACCGCAGCGTAGCAGTGGCCCTTACTGATATAGCAGGAGGCGACGACGTAGTGCTTACCGACAGCGACGACAAGACCGGAGACAGCCAGTATTATATCAAGGACTACGAAGAAGCCGTGCAGGACTACGACGGAGAGACCAATACGCAGCACCTGCGTAAAATCGGACTTAACCCGCAGATTAAGTTAAAAGACGGCGAGTATATCCCGTCGCTGGGCGAGCTGTATATAATCTGCCTTAACCAGTACGCTATTAACGAGGCCCTAAAATTTGTAGGAGGCCAGCCACTCGCTAAAGATTGGTACTGGAGCAGCACCGAGTACAGCGCGCCCTACGCGTGGAGTTTGGACCTCGGCGACGGCTACGCGTACCTCACCACTAAGGCACCGAACAAGATCAGAGTTAGGCCAGTTTCAGCATTTTTACGTTAGTAGTTAATAGTTATTCTTTAATCTTAGCCCGCCGAAAGGCGGGCATTTACAACCTTAAAGCGTATGGAAGCGGACGAAATTAGATGCTGTGGTAACTGCGCGCTGTGCGTACATACCTATATAGGCAGCGAGTGCAGCCTAACCGATAATTCAGTGGACGACACGCAGGCGGCCTGCGTGGACTATATCGCGGAGGAGTAATTTATGACTACCCACGATTTTAGTAACCGCGTGGCAGCGGAACTGCCCGCAGTTAATCTAACGGAGCTATACGCCCGGTTAGACGAAGAACAAAGACCCTTTGAAATGCACGTTAGTAAAGCGCGCAAAGGAATAAGGGACGTACTAATTTTCTGCAACGATGCAGAGTATTTTAATAACTTGCTAAATGGATATAAGGCTAAATAATGATTTTTCCATAGACTTAGCGACCGCGCACAGCCGCATAGCTAAGAAATGGCGCAACCGGCACTGGCTTTGGTCTGAGCTGCTGCAACGATGCAGCGAGACCAAACGTACCGGGGAGACGGCGGCCGAATACGCCCGTATGAGCAAGGAGGAACAAAGTAACGTAAAAGACGTGGGCGGCTTTGTGGGCGGGTATCTGAGCGGCGGCATACGTAAGAACGCTAACGTAATGTATCGTACCGTCGCCACTTTGGATATAGACTACGGTACCGTAAACGTATGGGACGACTTTACTATGGCTTTCGGCTTCGCAGCGATGATATACAGCACGCATAAGCATAGCAGTAAGACACCGCGCTATAGGTTGGTTTTCCCACTCAGCAGGCAGGTATCGCCGGCCGAATATGAGCCGCTTTGCAGAAAGATAGCGGCCGAGATAGGTATAGACCTTTTCGACGATACCACCTACGAACTGCCCCGCCTATTCTACTGGCCAAGTACCAGTAAAGATGCTGACTTTGTTTTCGACTACCAAGACGGGCCAGCCTGCGACGTGGACGCTATACTATCGCAGTACGTCGATTATAAGGACGTTAGCGCGTGGCCGCTATCCAGCAGAGAGGGCGACGTTATAGCGCACGAAATTAAGAAGCAGGGAGACCCGACCGAAAAGCCGGGAGTTATAGGCGCATTTTGTCGCGCCTACAGCATCGAGGACGCTATAGATACTTTCCTTAGCGACAAATACGAGAAAACCGGACACGATGGCCGCTACACTTATAAGCTGGGAAGTGTAGCGGGCGGTTTGGTATGCTACGAGGGCAAATTTGCCTATAGCCACCACGAAACCGACCCCGCCAGTAAGCAGCTGTGCAATGCTTTCGACCTTTGCCGCGTGCATCTATTCGGCGCGCAGGACGAGGGCAGCAGAGCTTTAGACGTGACGAGAAAACCGAGCTACGCGGCTATGCAGGAATTTGCGGCAAAGGACAAAGCCGTTAAACTGCTGATGGCCCGCGAACGCGCGCAGGCAGCCGCCGACGATTTCGACGGCTTAGACGACGCGGAACTGCCCGAAGATTATAACGACGAGTGGAAAGCGGAATTAGAGTACACCAAATCCGGTAAACTGCTGTGCAACATAGCTAACATTATCCTTATACTGGAGAACGACCCCGCGCTGGCTGGCCATATAGTCCACGACCTATTTACGGGTATGGACTCAGCAAAAGACGGCCTGCCGTGGAATAAGAACGCTAACCAGTGGACGGACACCGACGACGCTAACCTGCGCGTATGGCTGGAAAAGCACTACGATATAACGGGTAAGGAGAAGATAGCGGACGCGCTAACAGCTGTATTAACCCGCCACAGTTATCACCCTATCCGCGACTACCTCAACGGGCTAACGTGGGACGGAGTGCCGCGACTGGATAGGATAATTATAGACTATATGGGCGCAGAGGACAGCGAGCTAAATAGAGCTATGAGCCGCAAGCACTTTGTAGCGGCCGTAGCGCGAGTATTTAACCCCGGCTGCAAATACGACTACTGCCTTATTATGAGCGGTGCCGAGGGTATCGGCAAATCTACCCTGCTGCGCGTTATGGGCGGCAGATGGTTTAACGACAGTATTACGACGCTGGAGGGCAAAGAGGGTATGGAGCAGCTACGCCGTGCGTGGGTAGTGGAACTGGGCGAGCTTTCCAGCATCAAGCGCAGCGACGTGGAGCAGGTTAAGGCGCATTTGTCTAAGCAGGTAGATATTTACCGCGCGGCCTATGCGCGTCGAGTGCTGGAGCATCCGCGACAGTGTGTATTTTGCGGAACCACAAACGAGGCACTATTTCTAAAGGGCGACACCGGAAACCGCCGCTTTTGGGTTATCCCGGTAGTGGCAGAACTGCGTAAGTATAGAGACTGGAGCGAGGCGATACGGCGCGACCGCGACCAGCTTTGGGCTGAGGCCGTCCACTATTACAAGCAGGGCGAACCGCTATACCTCAGCGAAGAACTGGAAGCGCAGGCGAAGCAACGCCAGCAGGATTTTAACGACGACAACGACGACCCTATAGTGGCGATGCTGGATAAGTACCTTAATACCCTGCTGCCCGTGAACTGGGACACAATGGATATACAAGCGCGCCGTAGTTACCTGCGAGACCCCGACCCGCTGCAAGCAGAGGGAACCGTTAAGCGCGACAAGGTTTGCGCGGCCGAGTTTATTTGCGAGCAGCTGGGTAAGGATATGGCCGATAAGGACTATAAGTACCTATGCCGACGTGTTAGTAAGATGATAGGCGACCGGCCCGAATGGGAGCGCGTTAGCTCTACCAAGCACGCGGCGAAGCTGTACGGAACGCAGCGCGGATTTAGGCGCGTGGAACAGCCCGACGAGGACGACGATATATAAAAACGGCGGTAAATGCAACGGGCTAAAAAGGTAAACGCAAGGTAAACGCAAGGTAAACGCAAGGTAAACGCAAGGTAAACGATAAAAGCAGGCGACGAACGCGAACGGGTAAACGCAAAATTTCCGTTTACGCTATCGTTTACCACTATCGTTTACCGCTAAGTAACTGATAATCAATAATAAATATATAAGGTAAACGGAGTAAACGATAAATATATAACTTATAGTATATAAATGTAATATGGGTATAGAGGTATATATACAATATACAATATACGTGTATAAGGGTGTATTAAAGGAAAAGTTAGTTTTTGCGTTTACCGTTTACCGGAGGCAGAAAAATGGATAAAACGATAGATAAGATAGTAAGACACGCGGACTACAGCGAGAAAGCTATAGAGCGTTATTTAGCAGCCCGCGTAAAAAAGCTGGGCGGCTTATGCCTAAAATACAGTAATGCCGGTATGGTGGGCTTTCCCGACCGCGTTTGCTTATTTCCGGGCGGGGCTACTGAATGGATAGAGCTAAAGAGCAAAGGAGAGAAGCCGCGGCCTATCCAGTTGGTAAGGTTTAAGCAGATGGATAGTATAGGGCATCCCGTCCACGTCTGCGACAGCAAAGAGAGTATAGACCGAGTTTTAACTAAATACGAGGGAGGGCGATAAGATGATTTACAGAGCATACGACTACCAAAAGACGGCTACGCAATGGATTATAGATAAACCCCGCTGCGGTCTATTCTTAGATATGGGGCTGGGCAAAACGGTATCTACCTTAACAGCCATACAGCAGCTAATAGACGACTGCGATATAGAGCGCGTTTTAGTGGTAGCCCCTAAAAAAGTAGCCGAAACGACGTGGAGTACTGAGGCAGACAAGTGGGAACACCTGCGAGGGCTTCGCGTGGTTAAGGTGCTGGGGACTGAAAAGCAAAGATGCTTAGCACTGGCCGAAAAAGCAGACGTTTACGTTACCGGCCGCGATAACTTTGTATGGCTTTGCGGAAAGTACGGCGGCCGTCTGCCCTTCGATGCTTTAGTTATCGACGAGCTGACGAGCTTTAAGAGTTCCAAGAGTGAGCGATTTAAGGCTATGAGAGTAGCGGCCCCGTCTGTAAAGCGAATTATCGGCCTTACTGGAACACCCGCGCCTAATGGCCTAATCGACTTATGGGCGCAGATGTACTGCATAGACCAAGGCGAGCGGCTGGGTAAGTCTGTAAGCAAGTACCGCGATAATTACTTTTCTACGCACAAGTGGAATAACATAGTAGTACGCTGCGATATTAAAAAAGGCTGTGAGGATATTATACGTAACAAGATAGCGGATATATGCCTTAGTATGCAGGCTAAGGACTATTTGCAGCTGCCGGATATGATAACGCACACGGTAAGCGTTAAGCTATCCGATAAGACGATGGCAGCGTATAATAAGTTTGAGCGCGACAAGGTGCTGGAGTTTAAGGCCGAACACGGAGACGAACCGGCAAACGTACTGGCCAACAGCGCAGCGGGCCTAATGAACAAGTTAAGCCAGTTTGCTAACGGTGCCATATATGACGACGACAAGCAGGTACACGCTATTCATAACGAAAAGCTGGATAGACTGGCCGAGATAGTCGAAGCGGCCAACGGTAACAGCGTTTTAGTGTTCTACCAGTATAAGCACGATATTACGCGCATTTCTGAACGTCTTAAAGGCTACCGGGTAAGAACCTATCAAGGCGAAGCCGATTTAAGGGACTGGAATAACGGCGAGATAGACGTACTACTGGCGCATCCGGCCAGCACCGCATACGGTCTTAATATGCAGCAGGGCGGCCACTATATCGTATGGTTTGGCACGGGCTGGAACTTAGAGCACTACCAGCAGGCTAACGCACGATTGCACAGACAAGGCCAGCGTTACCCGGTAACGGTCTATAAGCTGGTATGCAGCGGCACAGTGGACGACAGAGCCAGCGCAGCACTGGAGGACAAAAAGGGAGTACAGCAGAGTTTATTAGATAGTCTGAACTACTTAATACGTAAACACTATGAGCGAAAGAAAGAGGGTTAATATAAGCATAGACCCGCAGACCTACAATAAGCTACAGCACTTAACTAATAAGTACAAGTTTAAGAACGTGTGCGAGCTGCTGGTATCTTTTACGCATATACTGTTAGACCGTATGGAGGGGGTAGAAAGCCGTAGGTACGATATACCAGACGACGACGGGGAGTATATAGATAGTATGTTTGCCGAGCTGGGCAGTATGCCTGCCAGTGGCGCAAAGGATAATGATATGCAGATAAGTAACTACACTAAGAAGAAAGTAATAAAAGGCTATGGCAAAAGATAAGAACTACCAAAAGCTAATACATACGAGCAGGTGGTTACGGCTGAGAAAAGAAGTATTAACCGCGCATCCACTATGCCAGCGATGCTTAGCAGAGGGAAGAACCACAGCGGCTACAGAGGTACACCACGTTAAGCCAGTAGAGGAGGCACTAAGCCAGCGGGAGCGCGTGCAGAGAATGTACGACGCACACAACACGCAGGCCCTATGCCACGACTGCCACGTTAAGGTACATACCGAGTTAGGTAGGTGCGGCCGGCAAGCAAACAAAGAGCGCAAGGCAAAGCAGGCGCGCGAGTTTAACCATAGATTTTTTGGCGACGACGTTACGCAATGACCGGGGGCGTATTTTTTAACGGGGGTAATGGCCGTTAAACCTCGCCCACACATTCGCGCGACGCGCAGCCAAAATTTGGAAACGCGGAACTTTGGCCGTATTTGTGTATAAATATGCAGTAACACGGCGAACCCGCTAAAATTTAGTGATAATCGACAAAATAGTAACGAAAATAGCAAGAATATGGCTAAAACAGTAAAGGAGTACGTTAAGGATATTACCAAGACGTTAAAGCAAAACGGAACCTACAGCAGAGGGCTGGATATGCAAATTACGTCGCTGGCCTCAGCTATGCGTAATTTGGATATGGCTAACGAGCAAATCGACGGGCTGACCGAAACAACGGTTTACGAGACTACCCGCTACGGCGAGAAGTTGGCACCGCATCCAGTTTTTAAGATAGCCAAGGAAGCGCAGGAACTTATAACGCGACAGATGAAAGCGTTAGGGCTTACAGCTGTAGATTTGTCGGGAGGCGTGGACGACGACCCGCTGGCCGATTTAACTAAGAAGCTGACAAAGAAACGCCAGCAGCCTACTATTATCAAAACAAAGGAGGGCTAAGAGTATGGAACAGAACAACAGAGAAGCCGCGCGCAGCGTTTTTATACCGGGCGTGGTTAGCCCATGCCGCAGGTTAAGGACTTTAGCCCGCCGTCTAATGGAGATAGAAGATACTGAACTATAAAAGTATGACAGAAGAAGAAAAAGACAAACTGAGGCAGGCAAAAGCGGACGTTACCGACCTGCTGGCAAATATGGATATAGACCGCTACCGACTTACCGAGATAGATAGCCGGCTGGATAGCTACGTGCGTATGGTGGCAGGGAACCCGGACGCGCACAACCTCTACGAGCAGCTGGCCGTACAGCGGTTTTTCTATATGTGCGATAAGTATGGCATCAACGCGACGGAGGTATGGCAGTTTGCCGATTTCTACGAAAGTCTGTATTTTCCCGGTAAGACTGGGCAGCAGCGGTACGCGCTTACCCCGGTACAGTATTTCCAGTTTGCAAGTATATTTGCTTTTTGGGAGGGTACTAAGCGAGTAGTCCGGGAGGCTGTGCTATATGTGCCGCGTAAGTTTTCCAAGACAACCAGCACAGCGTCGCTGGCCGTGTATGACCTGCTGTACGGCGATGCTAACGCAGAGAGCTACACCGGAGCCAATAGTAGCGACCAAGCTAAAAAGTGTTTCGACGTTATCCGTAACTGCGTGCTGAAGTTAGACCCCAAAGAACGCCGCTATACAGTGAACGAGCAGACGGTTAAGAGTAAGCGAAAAGACCGTAGCGCGTTTGCGCAGTGCCTTACAGCCAACGCCCGCACAAAAGACGGTCTAAACGCCTCTACTGTGATTATGGACGAGTTTAGCCAAGCGCGCAGTAGCGAACTGCTAACGGTGCTTACTACCTCTATGGGTGTACGTGAGAACCCGCTAACGGCGATTATAACCACCGCATCGGACGTATTCGACGGCCCGTTTTATGAGATGCTGCAAGGTTATAAAGCTGTGCTGCTGGGTGAGTATGAGGACGACAGCGTTTTTGCTCACATATTCGAGCCGGATTTAGACGACGCGGAGGACGAGGAAAGCACGTGGATAAAGGTACACCCGCATTTAGGTATTACCGTATCGCTGGACTTTTACCGGCAGGAGTATAAGAACGCGGTACGTAATGGCAGTGAGGCTATGTTAGCTTTCCGTACTAAGTTGCTTAACCTCTATGCAGAGAACGAGCAGCGCAGCTGGATAAGCTCTACGCTGGCCCGCCATATATCTAAGCCTATGAACTTAGACGGCATCAAGGGCCGACCGGACGCGATGGTAGCTATAGACCTTAGCGAAAGCGACGACTTTAGCGCGGTTACTATGGGTATGTACGACGCTGGGCAGAAAAACTTTTATTTCCATACGGCCTACTTTTTTCCGGAGGGCGCGCTACCCGGGCACCCTAACGAAAAGTTATATAGGACGTGGGCGGCTAAAGGTTTCCTAATACTGACGGAGGGCGACGTTATAGACTACCGCGAGATAGTAAACTACGTGCTGAGGCTTAACAGCTATGTGCGTATATTGGGTATAGGTTACGACCCGTGGAAAAGCCAAGAGGTTATAAATATGCTGGCAGCGTCGGGAGCGGGTAACGTGATAACCGGCATACGGCAGACCTACGGAACCTTTACCGCGCCAGTAGAAAGTTTTGAACACGGCGCGAAAACGGGCCATATCTATATTAACGATAACCCGATTAACGCCTACTGCTTTGGTAACGCTGTGCTGGATAGCGACAAGCTGGAGAACTGCAAGCCGATAAAGCGTAAGCACACGCAGAAGATAGACGGAGTAATAACTACGCTTATGTGTATGCGTCTATTTATCGACTATGAAAGATAAAACAAAGAGAGGGTGTGTCATAAGTCTGTGACGCACCCTCTTTTTAGTCTATATCATACTGGGCGGCTAACTGTGCTACCATAGCGTCGATAGCTTCGCCGAGTTTAACACCTGCTGCGCGCAGCTCAGTAATGCGTCTGCGAGTTACTGGGCTAACCATTACCGAGAAAGTAACGCGCGCGCCGTCTTTCGATTTGGTAGGACGGCCCGAACCCGGACGCGCCCCGCCTCTATGCTCTACTTTTGTACCCATTTCCAGCCAGCGTTTTTGCTTTCGTATTCTTTGTAAACCACGTCGATAGCTGCCTGCATATCCTTTGCCTGCTTTTTGCTAACCTTTTCCTCTACCACTACGGGCATAGCGTATTTGTGCGGCTGGATAGAAACGTAGTAGTTAGTTTTGCTTTCCTCTACATAAACCTTAGCGGTGCCCATACCGAACACGCGGCTAAATTCCATTTCGTTTATAATCTGCATATCTGTTTTGTTTTTGTGGAGCCAGCCGTAGCCGGCCCCGGTTATTACTTGTTTTATCTGTTACGCTGCCAGCTCTATAAGTTTGTTAAGGAGCTGGGCGGCTGCCTGCTGGTTAGAACGGCTAACGATACATTTGTTTGCCTTAACGTAAACCATATCATAGTTAGCCAGCCACTTTGCTAAGTTAATGGCCATACGCTTATCTGCTGGGTAAACTATGTGCAAATCTTCGTTAGCATCTTCGTATAAGTCCCCATACTGGCCGAGGTATTCCGATAACTCGCTGGACTTAATGCCGGGGTATTCTTCCCAAGTGTAAAAACAGTCTGCGAGGGTTTCGCGGATAGCCTTAACGGTTTTTGTAAACTCTAAATCTGCTGCGGTAACGTCCGCAAAGTTTTTGAAAGCTGCCATATTCATTTTGTTTTTGTGGGACTGGCCGGAACCAGCCCCGGTTAATAATCTTAGATAAACGCTACCTTTTCTTTTGGTATGCCCACCGACCAGCAGTGTAGTATTATATCGGTTTGGCTTTTGCGAGCGCAAAGTATTGCGTTATCTTTAAGTCTTACCAGCTGAAAGTAGAAGTTTGGGCCGCTGGGGTTATCGTAGATATAATCTACTACGTATTCCGCATTATCGGAAATAGGGTATTTGTTGTCGTATAGTTTCATATCTGTAACTGTTTATTTGTTTAACTGGTGCAAAGGTAATACTTTGTTTTGATTTTCCAAATGTAAAACCAAAAATTAACACGGATTTAACACTATTCGGGTAACTTTCCACCGTTATAGGGGTTATCGTGGTACCAAATAACCGATATTCGGGTTATAAATAGAGATAAATAGAATTTTAATGCGACTATTAGACGATATAAGGAACTTTTTTAGACGTAGCAAGGCTGTAGAGGAAGAGCCAGTAGCGAGCGCGCCAAGAACCGGCAGCGTTAATATATTCGCGCCCGCTGGTATGGACTTATCTATAGCTACAGTTTACCGCTGCGTTAATATACTGGCCGATAGTGTGGCGAACCTGCCCGTACAATATATGCGCCTAAAGGGGGATATATTCGCGGAGGATAAAAGCAGCCGTTTACACTACCTGCTAAACGTGCAGCCGTGTCCGTATATGTCCGCTGTGGACTTTTGGCGTTTGGTGGTGCAACACCTTTTACTGAACGGTAACGCCTATATAGTCCCTATCTACGATTTCGTTACTATGGAGGTAGCGCGGTTAGCTTTGGCCGAACCTACGGCCGTGGCGCACGATACTACTAACGATACGTACACTATCCGCGATTTTAACGCCGGCATCAGCGGTACGTACAGAGAGGACGAGATTATACATATTAAGAATTTCAGCAGGGACGGTAAAACCGGCTTATCTACGCTGGGATTTGCCCGTACTACGCTGGATATTACCAGCACGGGCGATAACGAGACCCTTAACCGATTTGCCAACGGCGGTAACGTCCGCGGCATCGTGTCTAACGATACCAGCGTGCGCGGTTTTGGTGAGTACCAAGATAAGGAGCTGGAGAAAACGGCGGTAGATTTAGACGGCCGATTTAGAAGCGGCGAGCGTATCGTATCGCTACCGGGGCAGGTGCAGTTTAGTCCTATTTCGTTAAGCTCTACCGATATGCAGTTTTTGGAGACACGTAAATTTAGCGTCCGCGAGATATGCCGTTTTTTCGGCGTGCATCCGTCGTTTGTGTTTGACGATACGAGCAATAACTACAAATCCGCGGAAATGGCTAACGTCGCTTTCCTCAGTACTACGCTTAACCCTATGCTGCGCAAGATAGAAGTAGAGCTGCTGCGCAAGTTGGTAGCCCCTACGTTATGCTGTAAGCGCGTTTTCCAGTTTGACCGGCGCGGTTTGTATGCCTGCGATTTGGATAGTAGGGTAAAATACCAAACTGCAACAATAGCGGCGGGCATCTATACAGTAAATGAATGGCGCAGGGAAGAAAACAAACCAGCTGTAGAGGGAGGCGATACCGTACTGGTGTCTGCTAACCTTAAAGGCATCAAGGAGGCCAGCGCGCCAGTGGCAGAACCGGAACCAAGTAGCGAACCAAAAGAACAGAATAAAGATGGCGAAGAATAAGAACACTGAAATAACACGTATGTTACACACGTGCGCGGAATTGCACGTGCGAGAAGCCGCGGAGGGCGAAAAGGAAAGCCGAACTATAACCGGCTACGCTATCCTTTTCGGTGTACCGTCTGCGCCGCTGTATGACTACGACGACGAGGAGGCCCGCGAAGTTATCGCGCCGGAGGCTATAACCAAAGAGCTGCTGGACGGCTGCGATATTAAAATGACTATGTTTCACGACCGCCAGTTAATCTTAGCGAGAAGCAAGAACGGCAGCGGTACGCTTACTTATACCGTGGACGATAAGGGCGTGGCTTTTGAGTTTGAGGCACCGCACACGGCCGACGGCGATAAGGCACTGGAGCTGGTACGACGCGGCGATATAGCCGGCTGTAGCTTTATGTTTACTACCCACTATTACGATAGTGCCTACGTATCGCGCGACGTTAAGCGCGAGAACGGTAAGACCGTGGTAACATATACCGTAAATGTCGTAACGGGCGTTTATGACTTTACACTGGCCGCCGACCCTGCATACCCGGACACTAATTGCGAGGCCGAGGCCCGCGAGCTGGTGCAGGAACTGCGAGAGGCCGAGCAGCCAAAGAAAGACGAAACGAAAATGCGTGAGCAAGTGCGCGAAATGCGCCGCGCTGCTGCGCAGTCGATTTAGATTTAAGTTTAACCCTAAAAGTTTTTTGTATGCACAAGAAAACAGTTAATGTGCGCGAGTTGGTTAATAAGTATCAGACCAACTGCGAGCGTATCAGCGCGATTGCTGACGCGTGCGAAAAGGAGCAGCGCGAGCGCAACGAGGCCGAGACTACCGAGTACGAGGCGTTAGTACGCGAAAACCAGCTGCTGCAAATGAAGATGCAGGCCGCTGCTGCTGAGCAGATGCGCGAGAACCCTAACACCGTGGCCGACGTAAACGCGATTATTCGCGAGAATATGAGCAACGGTAAGCAGACCCAAATTATGTTAGTACGTGATTTGGTAATGGTGGCCGACGCTGTACCCGGTGGCATCGTACCCGTAAAGGTGCAGGATATTTTAGACCCACTGGTGGAGGGCCTTATCCTTAGCAAGGTTGGTTTGCCTATGCCTACCGGTTTGGCCGGCGATTACGTTTGGCCTACCTACGAGACTGTAGAGGCTACTATCGCAGGCGAGGGCGTGGCCCTTACCGACACCAAAGTAAAGCTGTCTAAACTTACCGCGTCGCCTCAGCGTATCGGTATTGCTATTCCAGTAACCCGCCAGTCGATGATGCAGACAGAGGGTATTTTGGAAATGATTGTTAAGAAACTTATGCCGCTGGCTGTGGCAAAGCTGCTTAACAAAATCCTTTTCAGCACTACCAAGGTAACAAACGCTACCACTTTAGTAGGCCCGTTTGTAGGTTTGGCAACTAACGCGACCGCTTTTAGTGCTACCCCGACCTTTAAGGAGTTTAACACCCTTAAAGCTGCTGTGCTGGCTACTGGTGTCGATGGCGATAACCTTTGCTGGGTAATGACTAAGGCGCAGAAAGCTATCGCCGAGGCTACACCAAAGGACGCAGGCAGCGGTATTATGGTTTGCGAAAATGACCATATCGCAGGCCTGCCAGTGTTCACAACAAACTATATCGGAGAAAATAACATCGGTTTGGGCGACTGGAGATACCAGCCTATGGGACTTTTCGGCGATATGTCGTTTGTGATTGACCCTTACAGCCAAGCACGTAAGGACGCTGTAGATTTCGTGCTTAACGTGAACTATGGCACCACTACTTTGCGTAAGGAAGCCTTTGCACTCGCTAATGTAACACCAGCGGCCAAGTAATAAGAGAGTATTAACATACGTAGAAGTTTATAGCGTTTAGTTATGGCTACAGTGGATTTAGAACTGCTTAAAAAACACGTCCACGCGGACGACTTTACGGACGACGACGCGTATTTGCAGCACCTATTAGGCGCGGCAGAGCAGTACGTATGCACAGCCACCAACCGAACAAAAGACGAACTGCTGGAGGCAGGCGGGGGAGATTTCCCCGCTATGCTACAGCAGGCCGTCTTACTTATCGCCGGACACTGGTATAACCAGCGCGAAGCGGTTAGCGGTGTGCAGATGGCCGAAGTACCCTACACTATGCAGGCCCTAATTAAACCATATCGTAAACTGGTAAGCGATTAAACCGTATGAGAGCAGGAACCCTAAAATATAAGCTACAGCTGTTAGAGCCTAAGCGCGTTACCGACCGTATGGGCGCAGAGCGTACCGAGTACGTGCCTACCCGTGTAGTACGTGCCGAACGTGTACGAGCTACTGGTAGCCGCAGCGAGGAAGTGGGCGAACATTTCTCCGCGCATACAGCTGAGTTTAATATACGCGACGCGCACCCGGTGCAGGAGAACTGGAGGGCGCAGCAACTGGGCGGCAACCTCTATACGATTGTGTCGATTATACCTAACCGCGATAAGGGCTATAATACCCTACTTTGCGACCGTGTAAACGAATAACTTTACCATTATGGCACAGAGCATCGAGTACGACGACAAGAATTTGCAGCGGTTATTCGCTGAGCTGGAGCCTAAACGCAGGATGCAGGCGTTAAAGGGAGGTTTCCGCAGGGAAGCCAACAAAGTACGCAAAACGGCTATAAATAACCTGCGCAGTAGTATTAGCTCTAATAAGGATTTGGAAAAGGGCGTGCGCGCTATAGTATTTAAGCGGGCCGCAGGTTTCCGGGTAACAGTTGGTACTAAGAAAGCGGGCAAAAATGGTAAAGGCGAGGCGGGATTTCACACTAACCGGCAGGGACTTAAAAAACCCGTGTTAATATGGGCAGAGGACGGAACCGCGGAACGTGAAACGAAGCCTAAGCAAGGCACCCGGCGACGGGCCAGCCGAGAGCGAGAGGCGCACCGAACCGGCAAAATGAGGCGTTACAGCTTTATGGCGCAAACGCTTAATGGTGTCCGGGACACCGTAACGCAGGATATACGGGATATGGTAACAGAGAATGTAACGAAAATAGCAGAAAAGTATGGCTGTAAGTAAAACGAGTTTATCGGCGGGCGAAATTATCCGCGCTATCCTTATCGACGACGACGAGGTAATAGCCCGTACTAAAAAGGTTTTCCCCGTGGTAACAGATAGCGCAGAACTGCCCTATATACTGTATCGTCGCACGCAGCTAACCAAGGAACCCGTTAAAGGCCGTGTAGGAGCCGATACCGTGGGTATCGAGATACTTTGCTACACCGCCGATTATACGGAGGGCGTAGAGCTGGCCGAGGCCGTGCGCGCGGCTTTGGATAACGTGCAGTACGAAAGCGACGGACTGGCTATGCGTAGCTGCAAACTTTCGGATAGTGAGGAGGGCTGGCAGGCCGATGCGTATGTGCAACAGTTAGTTTTTGAAGTAAAGATTTAAGAATATGGCAGGAACAAAGACGGGCTACTGTAATGGTAGCGATATGCTGCTTTATGTAGGCGGCAAAGCGGTGGGTAGCTGTACCAGCCACACCACCACATTTAACAGCGAGACCAAAGAGCGCGCCGTTAAGCCAGTGGCTACCGCTGGAATATCCGGCGGCCTATGGAAGAAAAAGGGCGTAGTAGGTCTATCGTATTCTATCAGTGCCGAGGGTTTGGTATTCTACGACGAGACCGAAAACGGATTTAAGGAGCTTTTCGCGCTGTGGAAAAGCGGTAAGTCTGTAGAGGTTAAGTGTATGGAGCGAGAGCAGAGCGAAAAGCCGTATTTGGCTGGTAAGTGTGTTATCGCTTCGCTGGAACGTACCGACCCGGCTAACGACGACGCGACGTACAGTATTTCGCTGGAGAACGACGGCGAGCCTACAACGCTGGACGAAAACGCGATTACTGAAACACCGGGTGAATAAAATTTGCGCTTATGAAAACAAATATAGAAGTAACGATTAACGGTAAAGTGTACCCGTGTCGCCCTACTATGGGCGCGATGCTGCGCTTTAAGAAAGAGACCGGCAAGGAGGTTACAGAGATTACTACGGATAACTTTAGCGACCTTTGTACGTACCTCTACTGCTGTGTAGCGTCTGCCTCAGCTGCCGACAAAGTGCCTTTCGATATGCCTCTTATGGATTTCGCGGACGCGTTATCCGCGGAGGATATGGAGAACTGGGCAAAGGCGATGCAGGCGGGAGCAGCAAAAAACGGCGAGGCTGAAAAAAAAAGATAGGCCCCGTTAAAGGCATCTACGATTTACTGGGTATCGCGCTGTCCGGCATACGCTTATCTTATGACGACTTTTGCAAGATGGATTTTGCAGAGTTTGAAGCCGTCTATAAAGCGTATGCGGAGCAGCGCGATTTTGAGTATAAGGACTGCTGGGAGCGTATGCGCCTACTGGCTACTATTACCATACAGCCGCATATCGCTAAAAACAAAAAGATAACCCCGGAAAAGTTGCTACCGTTTCCGTGGGATAAGCAAAAGGGCAAACGCGCTAACGCTAAGGCAAGGGATATAACACCAGCGCAGCAGCGTAAGCGTATGGAAGAATTAGTAAAGAAACTGGGCGATAGCCTCTAAATGTATAAGTATGGCAGGAAAAAGCACCATATCTATAACTTTTAAGCTGGACGGCGACAGCAAGAGTTTTAAGGATTTGGCCCGCGATGCAGACGGGCTAAAAAAGGTTATTACGTCCACGCTATCGGAGGCCGAGCAGCTAAAGGGCAGCGCGATAAACTTTGCTGCTTTGGCTACTGGCATCGACGCGGCGCAGCGTAGTTTTAACCAGCTGCAAGCCGGTTTGCAGGATTTGGCCGACGCTTACGCCGTGCAGGAAATGGCCGAAACAAAGCTATCTACCATTATGCGGCAGCGTATGGGCGCGACCGATAAGGAGATACAGAGCATTAAGGAACTGGCCAGCGCGCAGCAGGAAATAGGCGTTATCGGCGACGAGGTACAGCTAAGCGGCGCGCAGCAGGTAGCTACTTTTTTGAAAGAAAAAGATAGTTTGGAAACCCTGCTGCCTGCTATGAATAATTTGTTAGCGCAGCAAAAGGGACTATCTGCCACTACGGGCGACGCGGTGCAGATAGGTAACTTAATGGGTAAGGCTATGATGGGCCAAGTAGATGCGCTAAAGCGCGTAGGTATTAGCTTTTCCGAGGCAGAGGCCAACGTAATTAAATATGGCACCGAGCAGGAAAAAGCCGCGATGTTGGCCCAAGTGATACAGAACAACGTAGGCGATATGAACGCCGAGTTAGCCAAGACAGACAGCGGAAAGCAGCAGCAGTTAGTAAACACGCTGGGCGATATGAAAGAGGAATTAGGCGCGATGGTAAACGGCGCGCTGCCTTTCGTTACTATCGCGGCGCAGGCCTCTACTGCGCTGGCCGGTGTTACTACTTTGGTGGCCGGCGTTAAAACCCTATCTGTTACGCTGTATGCGTCTGCTAAAGCCTTTTTAGCCTCTACCGTGGCAATGGTTAAGAATAAGGGTGCGGCTTTGGCTGTAGCGGCCGCGCAAAAGGTTGTATCTGTAGCTACGGCAGCGTGGACGGCCGTACAAAAGGTACTTAACTTTGTACTTACTGCTAACCCTATCGGCATCGTAATAACGGCCATAGGCGCGTTAGTGGCGGCTATCATATACGCGTATAATAATTGCGAGAGTTTCCGGAAAATCGTAGATAAGGTTTGGGAGGCTATTAAGCCGCTGGCTACTGCCATTATGAATGGTTTGGCTAAGGCTTTCGCGTGGCTGGTAGAGAAATGTAAGGAGGCGTGGGAATGGCTGAAAAACATTTTAGGACTGGGTAATAAAAAGGTGGAGGTAGCCGTAAAGGTAACAAAGCCGAAAGCCGCGCCTAAAATTGATTTGGCCGAAACGCAGAAGAAGTACGCGAACCAGCCGGGCAAGCCTAAGCCAACCGGAGGCCGAGCCACTACCCCAAAGGTAGAGGTACCAAAATTCGACGCAAACGCGACCACCTTAAAGGCGATTAGCGATAATATAGATATACTGCGTAAGAAGCTACAGACGGCCAGCGTAGAAGAAGCGGCGACCATTAACCAGCAGATAGCTGGCTGGCAGGAAAAGGCCGACGCTATCGAGAACGCGGGCAAAGTTGCGGAGGATAATAGCCCACTTTGGAAAGAGGACGCGACCACCTTAAAGGAGATAGGCGATAATATCAGCATATTGCAGGAGAAGTTACAAACCGCCAGCAAAGAGGAGGCCGCGGCCATTAACAAGCAGATAGACGCGTGGAACGCTAAGGCCGACGCTATCAAGAACGCGGGCAAAGCTGTAGATAGCGGCCCGCTGTGGAAAGAGGACGCTAAGACCTTAAAGGATATTAACGATAACATTAGCATACTTACCGACCAGCTACAGACTGCGACCATAGACGAGGCCGCGGCCATTAACAAGCAGATAGACGCGTGGAACGCTAAGGCCGACGCTATCAAGAACGCAGGCAAGGAGGCCGAGAAAACCAGCGTATCTGTGAGCAAATCGCTGCAAGACGGATGGAGCGGTATAAAGAATATAGCCAGCAGCGTAGAGGGTATAACCGACGCGTTAAAGGGCAACGGCAGCGCGTGGCAGATAGTAGTAGGCATTATCGACGGCTTTATAGGTCTATACAACGGCATACAGACGGTAGTAGGTATTATTAACCTGCTTACTGGTGCCAGTGCTGCGCACGCGGCCACTAAGGGCGTAGAAGCTGCGGCAGAGACTACCGAGGCTACAGTACGAGGTACAACGGCAGCCACTAACGCGGCATCGTCTGCGGCGATTATTACCGCTAACAAGCTGGAGGCAGCCAGCTGGAAAGAATTAGCAGCAGCCGAGTATATGGCCGCACACGCGTATATACCGTTTGCGGGTTTTGGTATCGCTATGGGATTTACTACCGCGATGCTGGCAGCAGTAACCGCGGCAGGTATTCCGATGCTGGCCGATGGTGGCGTAGCGTCCGGCCCTACGTTAGCGATGGTGGGCGAGTACGCCGGAGCCAACAGTAACCCGGAAGTTATCGCGCCACTGGATAAGCTGCGCGGGCTACTGGCCGAACCCGGTAGCGGCATAGATTTAGGCAAAGTGGAGTTTAAGATACGCGGCCGCGAGCTGGTAGGTATCATAGCAAAGGAGAATAACCACACTAAACGCAGTTAGTATGAAGTATTTAAG